CTTCAAACAAGTCGACTAATCCACTATATGGACTCATACCTGTTTCATAAGGAATTTCAACTTGTACACTTTCAAATGGCTTTGCGTAACGTGTTTTCATAATCTTACAAGCAGCACGGATACCGTTAACTGTTGTAGTCTTATTGCCGTCTGCGTCTGTCTTTAACTTCAACTTACGCATAGCTACAACAATAGAGCTAGCATAGATAAAGCCCTGACCGCCTGAGATTTTATCATCTGGATCAAACATATCTTGTGAAGCGTATGTATGATTTGTTGCTACTAGACCAATACCTAGTGATCCGAACATGTTTACACAATTACGAACAAGTGCGGTCAGTGCCTTAGGCTTACGGCCCATATCACCTTTTAGGTCACCTGCTTGGAACTGATTAACGTCTGTTGGTGTAAGCAACATGCCCAACGAATCGATAACAAACAATACTTTAGGACGCTCATCTTCTGGCATTGTTTTATATTCTGCAACAAATTCTGTAATAGTCTTTGCTACATCGTCAATCATAGCCATATTAAGTTTCAACAACTTTTCTGGACTTGTATCAACGTCAAGTGCGTGCAGCCATGCTTCGTCTAGTGCGTTTTCTGTATCAATTAAGATTGGAAAAATACCTTGTGCTTGTGCGTTTTTAATCAAGTTACCTGAACAAATAAAAGATTTACCTGCTCCTGATTCACCAGCAAATACAGTAACCTTACCTAACGGAATTCCACGGTTAAAGTCGCCGCTGATAAGATAATTTAATGCGTAATTGTTTGTGCTAACCCAATCAGTTGGGTCATTAAATCCAATACTTAACCCGTCAATAGATTTAGTAATAGACTTTCTAAATTTTGAAATATCAAATGCTTTTGTCATTATTATAGTCCTTACAGAAATGAAATTAGAGAGATGCCGGAGCACCTCTCTAAGCTAGTTTTTACTGGCCTTGACGTGAGCGGATCATTGCTAGAATGTCTTGTGCTCTACTGTTATTGCCAGCAGCCGCTGGTTCTTCTGCTTTAGGAGCAGATGATGCCACTGGGGCTACTACCGCTGGTTCGTCTTCATCAACAACAGCTTCAGTGCGTCTTGCGGCAGGATCACCTGTAGCTTG